AAAGTTTTCTTCTAATTGTTTCACAAATTGGTCGATAGTTTGCTTGGTTTGGGGGTCTAATTGGTCAAACTGACCGGAATGAGTAAAGGAAATAAAGGTTTGAACGTAGGTTTGGTCAAATTTCTCTGGCGGGGTAACCTGTTGGCCTTGGACCAAGGACTCAATATCCTTTTGGGCTTGTTGAGAGTTAGCATTACTCCCACCCTGAACACCTGGTGGTGTCTGGTTCTGATGGTCAAATTCCAGTTTAATCTCCGCCATATAGGAGGCGTAGCCATCATTCGCGCCGTTTATGAAGGCCATCAACCGACGAGTGCGTTCTTTAGGGTTGGGAAGGTCCATATCCTCAAACATCGTCAGGGGATCGATCGCCTTCCGCGAAGCAAGGTTCACTGAGTCACTGCGACGAGTAATTTTATCAACAGCGTTAGCCTTAACGTCAACCATAATACCGTCTTGGATGTCGTCGCGGGTGAATTCCTTAAATAGGACGTTCCCGTCCTGACCTATCTGACGGACGTAGTGTGGTTGATCGTAGAACATCTTCATAAATTGAGTCGCCCAGCCAGCCATTTCTAGGATGGAACGTTCCACAACGATATCTACCAGGTCGTCAGACATCGTTAGATCACCCTCACGGGTAATTTGTTTAGCTACGCCGGACTGTTGAGAGGCCGGATCCTCGCCGCGGGTCGTGGAATGAGTCGCGAACAGAGCGTCAATCCGCTGCCGGGCGGAAGCTTGCAAACTTAATAGAACCGGTGAGGGGGGTTGAGCGACGGTCGTCATAAAAGCGTTGTTGACGTTATCGGCCCCATCTAACCAGATTGACTCGTCCGGGTCACTAGACACCCGACGGGCTTCTTCCTTATCTATGTATTTCCCGGCAAAGATCCGCTTTGGCACGGCGTTGTCAGAAATCTCGGTAATCTGCCGTCCCAGGCGGTTGACCATCTTTTGGATCGGAATAGCTTGTTCCACCGGAGAGGTGTCGTCAATCGGACTTTGATCGAGGTTCTGGTAGGACAGAATAATATACGGTTTCCGAGGACGTTCGAAGTAGTTGTAAAACTTAGTCGCCTTGGTCGGGTTGGGTTTGTATGTCCCATCTTCCGTGGTCGCTGGTTGGGTGATGGTGTAGCCTTCCCAGTCATAATAAGGACAGCGCTTTTTATCGAGGATCAGTTTCTGGAACTTCCAACAAACCCCTTCGTAGATTTCACCCTGCGGCGTGTAATAAGTGAACCAACACTCTGAGTATTTGATCTTAGAGATGTCTGTTTTCTTATCATTACTGACAAGTTTTAGTAATTCGGTGGCAGACTTTGGAAATTTAGCTATCACCACGCCTAATGGTTCTTCGATATATTCAATGGTAATAGTCAGGTTATCCGAGGTATACCCATTATCCGGAATGGTAGCGGTGTGGTCCAGTAAGATACGCTCTGGACGGACTAACTCGAAAACGAAATCCCCCGACCCGTCAGCTAGGTTAGGATCCCACCGGGCTTTAATAACGGCAAAGAAATCCAGATGATGGTAGCGTAGTCCGCGTTTCAATAGACGTTGAGTGAAAGCGGAGTTAATTTTAATATTCAATATCCGCTCGTAGACCTCGGCTGTCTCGATGGAAGCGGCGTTATCGTTCGGAGGGGTGACAATAATATCCGGCATCCGTGAGGCGGCTAGGGTAATACGAGTTTCCAGATCCTGGTAGATGACGTTATCCTTATAAGCAATCTGCCAATTTTCAAAGCCGGTTTCGTTATCATATTGATTTCCTCTCCAGAAGTCACGGTTCTTTTTCTGCCGAGGCTTTAACTTCAGTTTCGACTCATTGAAATTGATGATCGCCTTTTCTTTACGTTCAATCAACATCACTAATTCGGGGTCCTCAATTGGTAGATATAGGGAAGGTGTCTCATCGGTAATTTGATCCTTCTGAGGAGCGTTTTCGTCCGTAAACTCGGTTTGGATCAGCTTTGTATTGTAACTATCATTGTCCATTAGAAAATATTATACCCTATCAGAATATGTTATATTCCGTGTTACAGGTAAAAGCCCGACCACCCCGGTCGGCGGTGTGCGCCCGGCACCAGACGTTAATCGGCGCTCTTGAGGGATGGTGTGGTTCGTGGAAGTCAGCCGGAATAATCACTCGCACGTCCGAATAATAGGAAAAAGCAATCTTACCACAAACTACACAATGGAAGTCCTTTTTAACGTCATCATCGTTGTTGTCTAAAATAACACCGATCACCGGCCGCTTACGATCCAGACGTTTGTACTGAGGGACTCTCATTTTATTCCTAGATGACGATGTATCTTATCAACGTGCTTATGAAGTTTCTTGACGTGCTGGATGGTGGTGTCAGCTTGGAGCTTCTGGCCGACCATGATAACGCTTAACAAAACTAACTGAAGAAAAGTCTGGGCTATCCAAGCGACGATGGAGATAAGACTGACCGATAACAGCCAGTGCGGGAACAGATGGGAAAATTGGGGGAAAGCGGTGGATAAGATGGCTGGTAGGGAGGCTAAGGCTAAAAGGGCGAAAAGATAGGCCATCCACATTGTCGAAACGGCATCGGTAATCTTGAGAGCCAGCCAATCGTTGAATTTGGCAACCATGTCACCAAAATAACACGCTAACGATCCTTTTGCCAGCGCGATCTATGAGCCTTACCCTTCAGGGCAGCGAATAAATTGGGGGCCTGGGTCGCGCCTTGATGGGTTCGGCCAAAGGTTTTCTTGAAAGTATACGGATCACTTGGTGTTTTAAGCGCCCCACTCGCTGCAAAGTCCGGCGCCTCCATTAAAAGACCCAAGGACATAGCGTCATAAGCGTGATCTTCTCCTTCGGTGTCAATATCTTCAGGGTGATTCTCGTCGTAGACCAACGCCGGTAGGGTTCTAATCAAATTCCGACAATTAGGATGGATCTGGAGATATGGCATGCCGTCCGACGCTAGACCTAGGGCCTTGTGAGTCAAGGCTACCCGGTTCAGCCTGGCCCCTCTATCCAATGTCCTCCCGGCGACAATTCTAAGATGAGCGATCTTTCTAAAGGTTTCGGCTATTGAATCCCCGGCTTCCTTATTAAAACAATCGTGGGGAAGGATAATGTGTTTCACCGGATCGACCTCGTTGATTACCTTCAATTCCTCAGCCCACTGTTGAGGGTGTTTTTCGTTCTGATACAGTTCCCTATAAACGTAGACCCTTCGGACACCTAATTTATTCTCCGGCGTGACGGCCATCCACAAGGCACAGCCTGGTGCGGCATAGCCCCAGTCAAAAGCGATAAACCGTTTACAATCCTTAAGATCGAATTCAAAATCCCGCTCCGGGGGGTGGATGACATGAGTATCCCTCCGAAAGGACCGGAAGGCTTGGCCGACAAATATATCCCAATCCCCCAATCGCCAACTTTTCCACAGGTCCTCGTCGGTTTGCTTCAATCCATCCAGAAACCTCAGATAACCCGGGTCGGCCGTTACCAGGGTCGGGTTATCGTCTACCGTCGCTGGGATAAAGATCCGCCGCAGGTCTGTCTCGGAATCTTTAAAAGGAATGTTGGGTTCGTGATTATCAATAAACCTTCCCTTCACCCAACCATGCCCCACCCCGCCAGGATTGGTTGTCAAAAAAGCCTGGGGGCGGATTTCCGGAATCGTGGAACGCAAGGAACCCAAAAGTTGTAAATAACGCTTTTCGGTGGGAATCTGGGTCAGCTCTTCTATCAGGATACGTTGGTACTCATGACCCATATACTTGGTGTAAGCTTGGTCGTCCTTTAGATGTCCGGTACGAACGATCGCCCCCGAGGGGAAGGTCAAGATAGCCGGTTTATAAGCAATTTTCACGTGAAAACCAGCGTACATCTTCCCGGCCCGATCCAACCAGTCCGATAGGTCATCGAAATTACGTCTAATCACCAGACCCCGGAATTTAGGGTTACTTAAATGTTCCGTTAGCCACACCAACCCGGCGTCGGTTTTCCCAGGCCCCCTCGACCCTCCGAATAAGATCTCGAAAACATTATCCGGCTGTCTAAGAGCCAGTTCCTGAGGACCGGGATGGGCACGCCATGTATTCATACCTAAAGTATACTATCGGGCAGCTAGGAATATCCACAATAACAACAGTCCAAAGACCGGCCACAAGTAACCAATAATAACCCCACCAATCAAAGCTGGTATCCAACCTAAGAATAATCCTAACAAAAATCCCCACGAGACCAGGGCGTAGATCCAAATAACCACGAAAGTTATAAACCCCACGATTCCTGCCATAGCGTAATATCCGTCACTCATTTCTTCCTCCTAG